ATATATATCTATATATATATAATAATATAATTATAATAATTATATAATAATATAACTATTTGTAAATAATACTTGACAATTTAATAATTTTATGTTATACTATTCAGGTATAATATAAATTCGTCTTAAATAAACTAATTATCCGTCTTGACTATGAAAATAAATTACGCTTCTTTGAAAGATGAAATGGGTCGCTATAGAACTCAGAGTCTATTCTGGGAGCTACGTTATGGTGTAGATGCGAAGTATCCCCCAATCTTCACCCTCAAAGCAGAAGATATTGAACGTGACGGTGTTAAGTATCTTTCCCTCAAGAAGTTATACATGGCCTATGATCATGTACCAGGACTTGAGTATGAGTTCGCAATGGACGTATTCAATTCCTGGGATCATTGGCAAAAGTTACAAGGGGACACTATCCCTGCGATTAAAGATGAGATTAAAGCTTGGAGAGAAGAACTCGATATTCGTATTAAAGCTAAAGCTATCAAAGCTCTTATGACCTCATCTCTAGATAATGACGCTAAAGGTGTTAATGCAGCTAAGTATCTTGTAGAGAAAGGTTACCTCACTAAACGAGGTCGTCCTTCTAAAGAAGAACTAGAACGTGAGAAGAAACAGATTTTAGGAATGAATAAAGACGTAGCGTCTGATCTAGAACGTATAGGTCTTAAAGTTGTTAACGGAGCAGAGTAATGCCATTCCAAACAAACGGTAAAAGAGATTACAAGAAAGAACTTCGTTGGGAACATACTACTCACCCTAAACGAGTTAAGGAAAGAGCAGAACGAAATCAAGCTCGACGTGCTGTAGGTCTTAAGGTAGGTGATCCTAGACAAGTAGATCATAAACGTCCTCTTGTTAATGGCGGTAGTAATAAGAAATCAAATTTAAGAATCACATCAGCTAAAACAAATTTACACAAAGAAGCAATGAGGAAAAAACGCAATGGCTAAAATTTTAATTGGTAATGTAACGTCTGGTTTTGCAGCTACCACAGCTATCAATAACGCATTTGACGCTATTGAAACTGAATTAAACAGTAAGGTTTTATATCGAGACAATCCAGCTGGTGAACCTAACCAAATGGAAAACGATCTTGATATGAATGGATTCAACATCCTCAATGCAGGTGGTGTTGAAGTTGGTGGTGTTGATATTCTTGCACAAATGCAAACAATCTACGATGACTATCTTGCGTTAGTAGATCGAGTAACAATTAGTACATCTTCTCCTACAGGTGGTTCTGATGGAGATATTTGGTTTAAAGTAAGTTAATTTTTTTAGGAGAAATAAATGGCAGCATTATCAGATTACGCAGAGAAGTTATTACTCGATTGGGCAATGACTACAGGTTCTGCAACTCGCCCTACAGCATGGTATGTAGCACTCTATACAGCAGCTCCATCTGATTCAGGTGGTGGTACAGAAGTTTCAACAGGAGGCTACTCACGTAAGTCAGTAACTTTTGCAGCAGCTACTTCACCAGGTGGTACAACATCAAATACAAATACAGTTTCATTTACTGCATCAGGTGCTAACTATGGTACTGTAACACACATTGGTATTTTTGATGCATCAACTGCAGGTAACCTTTTATGGCACGGAGCTATGACTGCTTCTAAGACAGTGAATGATGGTGATACACTAGAATTCTCAATTGGTAATATTGACTTAACAATCGCTTAATCATGGCTGATGGCTTTCGCGTCCTCGAGAATGGGGACTATAGAATAACGGAAGCCGATGTCTTTCGGATCACTGAACGCTTTGATGAAGGGTTTAGTGATCACAGTGGTAGTGGTAGTTTAGCAGTAACAGGTACTTTAACACAGTTAGCTTTTTTTGATATTAGTAGCGAAGGAATCTTTTCCTCTACACCAATTTTAAAAAATGCTGGAGCAACAAGTTTAACTGGTACAGGATCTATATCATCAATAGGATCTTTAACTCAACCAGCTAACTCTAGTTTAACAGCACAAGGAACTATAAGTTCAAATGCTAATGTAGGTAAGTTTGCTTACTCAGATTTATCTGCATCAGGATCAGTAAGTGCAATAAGTTCTAAAACATTATTTGGTTTTGCAAATTTAGAAGTACTAGGTACACATTTATTTGCAGGTGATCGTAGAATTGGTCACAATCATAACTTTGAAGCTTTTGGTACAGTATCAGCAACTCCTGATCTAAAAGCTTATAGATCAGTAAATGTAAATGCTACAGGATCTATTACAAGTTCTGCACAAGTTACACGATTTGGTTTAAGTGCACTAACAGGAACAGGTACTCTTGTTAACCAAGGGTTAAAGATTAGAACAGCAGATGCTTCTTTAACAGCATCAGGTTCAATCAGTGCAGATCCAGATGTAACTATTCAAGCTACTTCTGCATTATCAGGTACAGGTACATTAGCAGCAGATGGAACAAGAATAGCCTTCTCATCTACGCTTTATGTTAAAGATACTAGTTGGAAAGTTACAACTCCTTACGTTAAACATTTAGGATCTTGGAAAATACCAGATTATATTTATGTTAAAGTAAGTGGTGCTTGGACGAGGGTTTACTAATGCCTCTAATTCAATACGGACAATTTGAATCTATAACAGAATTAATGACTCGTATTACAGAAGCGAGTGATACTCGTATAACAGAGGCTGGTGATACACGAATTACTAATGATGAGGTAGGTAATACTGTAGTTTCCTCTATGGTAGCTGATCCTACTTTAATACCATTAGCATCTGAACCTTATGTTAGAGTTAGTGGAGTATGGAAATTATTTGTTCCTTATGTAAAACATAATGGATCTTGGAAACAACCGAATGCAATATATAAAAAAGTAAGTGGAAACTGGAAAAGGGTATACTAAATGGCAAACGTAAAAATATCAGGATTAACCTCAGCAGCAGCAGTAGTTGGTGCAAATGAATTTGAAATTAATGAAGCAGGTACGAGTAAAAAGGTTACCGCTACTCAGATTTCTACATTTGTTAAAGCTGACTTACTAGATGATGCTACTGTAAACTTTACAGGTAATCTACAAGAGGGTGGTAGTAATGTTTTAATTGCAACTGATATTGGAACATCTGTACAGGGTTACGATGCTAATACAGCTAAACTAAATGTAGATCAATCTTGGTCAGGATCACAACGAGGTACTCCAGTTACTGATAACGATTTATCATTTGATTTATCAGCATCTAATAATTTTACATGTACACCAGCAGCTACAGGAGCTCTAACATTTACTAATCACACTGCAGGTCAATCTGGTTATGTTCTTCTTATCAATACAGGTGGTTATGCTATTACAGCTGCAGCTACTACTAAAGTAGGTTCTTCTTTCTTAACCACAGTTTCAACTGCTGGTACATATTTAATTTCATACTATGACAATGGTACTAATGCTTATTGTACTTGTTCAGGAGCTCTTGCTTAATGTCCTTACTACAAAATAGTAATGCTATAGAGTCTGGTAGTTATAACATCAATAACTCACTTCGTTTTAGAAGTAGTGCTAGTGCTAATTTAAGTAGAACACCGTCAGGGACAACAAGACGAATAATGACATTCAGCTTTTGGGTGAAGCGAGGTTCTGTTTCAGCTGATAACTATATAATAAATGCAACAACAGACGCAACAGCCAGTTCTGTAATATATTTTAATAACTCTAATAGTGGTACGCTTGATGTATTTTTAAGAGATACATCTACAAACTATTCATTAACTACTACGCAAGTATTTCGTGATCCAAGTGCTTGGTATCATATTGTAGTAGCTATAGATACAACAAAAGCTACTGCATCAGACAGAACTAAAGTATATGTAAATGGTTCAGAAGTTACATCTTTTTTAACTGCTAGTTATATACCACAAAACACACAATTAGCTTTTGGTAATACTGTAGCTCATTACATTGGTGGTAATGCAAGTTATTTGGATGGGTATTTAGCAGAATTTTATTATGTATCTGGTAGTCAATTAACACCATCATCATTCGGTGAAACAGATACTACTACAGGCGTATGGAAACCTAAAGCATACACAGGAACATATGGCAGTAATGGTTTCTACCTTAAATTCTCTGACATAGCTACTACATCAGGTTCTAACGCTGGACTAGGTAAAGATTTCTCTGGTAATGGTAATTACTGGACAACTAACAATATCTCTGTCACATCTGGCACAACTTATGATGCTATGACAGATAGCCCTACATTAAGTGAAAGTGCTAGTAATTATGCTGTATTGAGTCCTATTGATTCATCTGGAAAAACTATTGCTGATGCTAATTTAAGATTTTCAGGAAGTGCTAATGGAATTGTAAAAGCATCTATTGGTATGTCTAGTGGAAAATGGTATTGTGAAGTAACTAACAATGCAGCCAATGATACATTTTTAGGAATTTGCACACAATCTACAGCACCTACATCTGCTTATTTAGGAACAAATGCAACAAGTTGGTCATATCGTAGTGGTGGAACTAAATTTACCAATGCTTCTAGCTCTGCTTATGGAGCATCATATACAACTAATGATATTATTGGTATAGCTTTTGATGCAGATGCAGGTTCACTTACATTTTATAAAAATAATGTATCACAAGGTGTAGCATTTTCTGGTTTAGCTGCTAATACTTATGTATTTGCTGCTGGTAACAATGCTGCTACAAATGATTGTTCGTTTAACTTTGGTCAAAGACCATTCGCATACACACCACCTACAGGGTTTGTAGGATTAAATACATATAACTTACCTGATAGCACTATTAAAAAAGGTAATAGCTATATGGATATAACATTATATACAGGTACTGCTACTTCAACCGCATTTACAAATAATGGGTCTTTTAAACCAGATTTAGTGTGGTTAAAAGGCAGATCTGCTCCTAAAGATCATTCATTATATGATTCCGTAAGAGGAGTTACAAAAAGATTACGTTCTAGTGCTACGGATGCAGAAAATACAGTAGCTCAAGGTTTAACTGCATTTAATTCTAATGGTTTTACATTAGGAACTGATAATAATGACAACGCTACTGTTTCTACATATGTAGCATGGCAATGGCTTGGTTCAACAACAGCAACACCTACATATAAATCAGTATCATTTATTCAAGGGGCAACTACTATTGCTGTTCCAATGCCTTCTACTTATGCAACAAATGATTTACTTGTAATGGTATGTGGCTCTGGAGGTACTGGATCAACTTGGAGCACACCTAGTGGTTGGAATACTACACCTTCAAATACTAATGGTGGAGCTTGTTTTTGGAAGTATGCTACAGCATCAGAACCTTCAACTCATTCTACGACTATAACAGGAACCAATGTAGGTTCTGCATCTATTTTTGCATTTTCAGGAGCAGCATTTGATACATCAGGTGTGCCAGGAACAGCATCAAGTACTCTAACACCAGCTTCAATTAGTGTGGGTGCTAGTAATAGTACAATATTATATGTGGTACATGACAATGGTGCTTCTAGAAGTTCTAGTACTCCAACAGGATATACTTCAAGAGTTAGTGATACAGATTCGACAGCTCCTAGTATGCAAATATATAGTTTAGATGGTGTAGCTTCTGGAACTTATACTCCTCCTACTGTGACTACTAGTGGTACTATGAGAGGTTTCCTTATATCACTTAAACCTAGTTCAGCTGTTCTTAATACAACAGGTTCTATTACATCTACTGTATCTGCAAATACAACTGCTGGGTTTAGTATTGTAACTTATACAGGAACAGGTGCTAATGCTACAGTAGGACATGGTTTGGGTGTAGCTCCTAAAATGATAATTATTAAAGACAGAGTATCAGCAGCACAAAATTGGGCTATATATCATGTTTCTTTAGGCAATACAACTTTTATGCGTCTAAATACTACAGCAGCTCAACAAGCAGCAAATTCTATTTATTGGCAAAATACTAGTCCAACTTCATCAGTATTTTCTATTGGAACTTATGGTGAAATGAATACAAATACAGAAACATTTGTAGCCTATTGCTGGGCAGAAATAGCAGGATTTAGTAAGTTTGGTTCTTATACAGGTAATGGTAGTGCTAATGGGCCTTTTGTTTATCTTGGATTTAGACCTAAATATGTAATTATTAAATGTTCAAGTGCTGCAACTTATAATTGGAACACTTATGATTCTGCTCGTGATTTATATAATACTACAGATGATATATTACAAGCCAATACAAGTTCTGCTGAATTTACAAATGATACAGCAAACCCATTAGATTTTCTTTCCAATGGATTTAAGATAAGAGGTTCTAATGCTGCTAATAATGGTTCTGGTGCTACATTTATTTACGCGGCGTTTGCCGAAAACCCTTTCAAAAATTCTTTAGCGAGGTAATTATGTTTTTATTAGACGGAAAAGTAATACAACCAGGTACTCAATTTACTCATAACGGTATCACATACCCACCACAATGGTTATATCAAACAACTTTAGCACAAAAACAAGCTATAGGTATTACAGAAGTACCTGATCCAGTTCGTGCTGATGATAGATTTTATTGGGATGGAGATGTAAATAATCCTAAAGATCTAAAAGAGTTAAAAGAGTATCATGTTAAACAAATAAAAGAAACAGCTGGTAAGTTATTAGCTCAAACTGACTGGCAAGTTCTTCGTAAATTTGAACGTTCACTTGACATTGAACCTGGTGTCATTGATCAACGTGCTTATATTTTAGCTGAAACTAATAGATTAGAGAGTGAGATTAAATCTGCATCTACTGTTGAAGCTTTAATAGAGGCTCTTAACAATCAGAAATGGGAAATGTAATGAAGCAGACTGACTTACAAGAAGTAGATCATCGCTTAAGTACTCATGAAGAAATTTGTGCTATGCGTTATGAGCAGATTAATGCTCGTTTAAAACGATTAGAACAAATACTTCTTGGAGCTTTCGGTACAATTATTGTATTACTTTTAAATAACTTATTTAAATAATATGGATCCAATAACAATACTAGCAGCATTAGGTCCTTTAGCAGTAGATCTAGGTAAGTCTCTCATTAACAGGTTTGTAGCACCTGATCAATTCAAACCAGCTACTATAGAGCAATATGCTCAGATGAAACAGATTGATCTTGAGTTCTTCAAGGTAATGAATGAAGCTGGATCAGGTAACCCATCTTATCCATGGGTAGAAGCTATTGTAAGACTCATGAGACCAACTATTGGTTTATTAGTACTAGCTACTTGGGCTACAATGCATCTCAAAGGAGTTGCAACAGTAGAAGTAGATAACTTTGCTAGCGCAGTAGGATTTTATTTATTTGGTGAAAGAAGTTTATTCTACATTAAAAAGAAATGAAACTAACGGAACACTTTACTCTAGAAGAGTTAACAGCATCAGATATAGCAGATAGGCATGGAATAGACAATACTCCAACTAGCCCTTTAATTTTAACAAACTTAAAGAACTTAGCAGAAGGATTGGAACATGTCAGGGCTTTATTGGGAAGACCTATTATTGTTAATAGTGGCTATCGTTCTGTTGTGGTTAATTCATTACTTGGAAGTAAACCGTCAAGTCAACACACGAAAGGATTGGCGGCAGATATTATCTGTCCATCCTTTGGAACACCTAAAGATATTATTAAAAAGATTATATCTAGCGATATTAACTATGATCAAGTTATCTTGGAGTTTGATCGTTGGATTCACATTAGCTTCTGTGAAGAAGGTTATAAACCTCGTAAGCAAGCATTAATTATTGATAGTAAAGGAACTAGAATATATGGCTAAACAATTTACAGAGGCAGTAACCTCAGATCCAGTAGTTTCAGCTTTTGCTTTAATGCTATTACACGCTGTTACTAATGCACACATTAATCATTGGAGAGCTAAAACTTATGCTCATCATGTTGCATTAGGAGAATTTTATTCAGGACTTGAAGATAAACTTGATTCATTTATTGAAGCTTATATGGGTAAATATGGTGTGCTAGAGAACTATAAATCTTTCTATGCACTACCTGGTCCTGATCCAGTAGCTGAATTAGAATTACTCTGTAACAATGTTTATACTATGCGAGAAAAATTACCACAAGATTCAGAATTACAAAACTTAATTGATGAGATCAAAGATCTAATCGATTCTACACTTTATAAATTGAGGTTCTTAAAATGAGTGAAGCTTGGACAAGAAAAGAGGGTAAAAATCCTAAAGGTGGCTTAAATGCAAAAGGTCGTGCTAGTTATTCTAAAGGTACACTAAAACCTCCTGTTAAATCTGGTGATAATCCTCGTAGAGCATCTTTCTTAGCTCGTATGGGTAATATGCCAGGACCTGAAAGAGACTCTAAAGGTAAACCTACTAGACTTTTATTATCATTACAAGCATGGGGAGCTTCTTCCAAAGCAGATGCTAAAGCTAAAGCTAAAGCAATATCTGCAAGAAACAAAAATAAGAAATAATGAAAGATAAATTAGACCAGATTAGAGAATCAGCAGAGGCTGACTTATCAATCTTTATAAAACTTGTTGCTCCACATCTATTATTAGGAGCCATTCATGAAGAACTAATTCAATGGTGGACTCGTTCAGAGGCTAAGCATAATCAATTAGTTCTTCTCCCCCGTGGACATATGAAGAGCAAGTTAATAGCTTATAGAACTGCATGGTGGATTACTAGACATCCAGAAACTACAATTCTATATGTGTCTGCTACTGCAGACTTAGCTGAGAAACAACTCTACGCTATTAAACAGATTATAGATAGTCCTATTTATCGTAGATATTGGCCTGAAATGATTAACCCTGAAGAGGGTAAAAGAGAAAAGTGGGCTGTTTCTGAGATTGCGGTAGATCATCCTCAACGTAAACTAGAAGGGATTCGAGATGCGACTTGCAAAGCTGTTGGTCTTACATCTAATACCACAGGTTTTCATGCTGACGTTGTGGTTCTTGACGATATTGTTGTACCTGGCAACGCTTATACAACTGATGGCCGTGAGAAAGTTGAGTCAGCTTATTCTCAACTTGCTTCCATTGAAAATCCAGGGGCTAGAGAGTGGGTCGTAGGTACTAGATACCATCCTAAAGATATTTATGATACCATGGTGGCTATGAAAGAGACTCTTTATGGTGAAGATGGAGATGTTATATCAGAAGAAGAGGTTTATGAGCTATTTCAAAAGGTAGTAGAGACTGATGGTGAGTTTCTCTGGCCTAAACAAACAAGAGCTGATGGTAAAAAGTTTGGATTTGATGATAAAGAGTTAGCTCGTATTAAAGCTAAATATATAGACACTACACAATTCTATGCACAATACTATAATAACCCAAATAGTGAAGATACTGCAAGGATTAGTGCAGATAAGTTTCAGTACTATGATAAATCTGTACTTCAAAATAAAGAAGGAGATTGGTTTATTAGAGATAGGAAGCTTAATATTTATGCTGCTATTGACTTTGCTTTCTCTCTTCGTAAAAAAGCTGACTACACAGCCTTAGTAGTAATTGGAGTAGATAGTCAAGGTAATTATTACGTTTTAGATATAGATAGATTTAAAACTGATCGTATTGTTGAATACTATGACCATATAGTAAGAGCATGGCAAAAGTGGGGATTTAGAAAAATTAGAGCTGAGGTTACTGTAGCTCAACAAACAATTGTTAAAGAACTTAAAGAGAGTTACCTTAAACCAAATGGTATATCTTTATCAATTGATGAGTTTAGACCTACAAGATCTCTAGGTGATAAGTATGAACGTGTAGGTGCAATACTAGAACCTAAGTATGATAACCTACAAATATGGCATTATAAAGGTGGTAATTGTCAATCACTTGAGGAAGAACTCGTAATGGCTCATCCTCCACACGATGATATTAAGGATGCTTTAGCTAATGCTATTGCAATATCAATAATTCCAAAACAGAGGTTTAGTTCATTCTCTGTTGGTAGTAATGTTGTAACACACTCTCGCTTTGGCGGAGTTTCATTTTAAGGAAAAATCATGGCAGGAACAGTAGCAGAGTTTAGACGACTTTTAGATAGAGACGCTTTAGCTAGACAACTAGCAGGTCTATATAATAACTGGTATATCCAAAGAAGTGAAAAAGAAGCAGAATGGAGAGAACTCCGTAACTACCTATTCGCTACAGATACTACTAAAACTATTAATTCTAAACTTCCTTGTAAAAATAAAACAACTCTACCTAAGTTAACTCAAATTAGAGATAACCTACATGCTAACTACATGGATGCTTTATTCCCTAACGATAACTGGCTTAAATGGGAAGGATATAACTTAGAGGCTTCTACTAAATCTAAACGTGTAGCTATTGAAGCTTACATGAAGAATAAACTTCGTGAGTCTGGTTTTAGAGAAACTATTTCACAATTAGTTTATGACTATATTGACTATGGTAATGTATTTGCAGATGTTATCTATGAAAATAATGTACATACTGATCCTATCTCGAAAGAAGAAATAACTAACTATAGAGGTCCTAAATTACAACGTATATCACCAATGGATATTACGTTTAATCCTGTAGCTAAATCGTTTAAAGATTCTCCTAAGTTTACACGATATGTTAAATCAGTTGGAGAACTTAAAAAAGATTTAATCTATAGACCAGACCTTGCTTATGATAAAGCTGCTTTTGAACGTGCTATTAATGTTCGTAAACACATTACTAACTTTAGACTTGAAGATGTACATAAAGCAGAAGGATTCTTAATAGATGGTTTTGGATCTCTAAAAGAATACTATCAATCTAATCTAGTTGAGATCTTAGAGTTTGAAGGTGATATTCATAATGCTGCTACAGATGAACTTCAAGAACGTAGAATTATTACTATCATTGATAGATCTTATATTATTCGCAACATTGAGAATCCATCATGGTTTGGTAAAGATTCAAAAGAACATGTATGTTGGAGAGCTCGTCCAGATAACCTCTATGGTATGGGACCATTAGATAATTTAGTAGGTCTACAATATCGTTTAGATCATCTTGAGAATATTAAAGCTGATGCTATGGATCTTACTATTCATCCACCTATTGCTGTTAAAGGTGATGTAGAACCATTTACTTGGGGTCCAGAAGAAACAATCCATATTCCTGAAGATGGTTCAGTAGAATTACTACCACCTAACCCAGCAGCTTTCCAAGTTAATACTGAGATTGCAGCCCTTCTTCAAATTATGGAAGAGATGGCTGGAGCTCCTAAAGAAGCTATGGGCTTTAGAACTCCAGGTGAAAAAACAGCTTTTGAAGTACAACAACTACAAAATGCAGCTAGTCGAATCTTCCAAAACAAGATCAATAAGTTTGAGATTGAGTTTATGGAACCTTTACTCAATACTATGTTAGAGGTTGCTAAACGTAATATGGATTCAGCTGAACTAGCTAGAGTACTTGATGATGATGTAGGTATTACAGACTTTATCTCAGTTACAAAAGAAGATATTACAGCTAAAGGTAAGTTAAGACCTATTGGTGCTAGACACTATGCAGCTAGAGCTCAACTTATCCAAAATATGCTAGGAGTATTTAATAGTCCTATGGGTCAAATGATTGCCCCTCATATATCAGCTAAACGCTTAGCACAGATGCTTGAAGAGTATATGGGCTTTGAACAATATGACTTTATTCAAGATAATGCTGCTTTATTTGAACAAGCTGAGACTGCTAAACTTGCTCAACAAGTTCAACAAACTATTGCAATACAGCAAAATACACCTATAGAAGAGTCTATGATAGACGCTACTATGGGTAAATAAAGCTTGACTTTTAAGAGAATCTATGGTATAATTATCGTATGGATTTAAAATCTGAAAAGGGTAAAGCCTTATCAAAAACTGAAGTTTTAAAAGAAATAAGAGAATACTTACAAGAACAGATTGATTTGTCTAGACGTAAGTGTATAGATGAAGAAAATTTCACTCTACCAAGCTGGTCTGAGTTTCAAGCTTATCAGCTAGGTATTCAAAAAGCTCTTTCTAAACTTCAAACATTAATACCTGACCAAGGAGAAACTAGTGTCTGAAGAAAATAAACTAAACATTGATCTAAGTACCAACACGGATCAAAAACAAGATAGCCAAAAACCTGCGTTCCAGATTCCGACAGAAGCTGCAGAACTTGTAGGAGATGGTAAGAAGTATCAATCAGTAGAAGATGCGTTAAAATCAGTACCTCATGCACAAAAGCATATTCAAACTCTTGAGTCTGAATTAGCTGCTGCCCGTGAAGAACTAGCTAAACGTAGAACAGCTGAAGAACTTCTAGATGAAATTAAGTCTGGCATTCAACCTAAGAACGACATTCCTAGCGCTGAAATTAGTCAAGATAAATTGCTCGAAGTAGTTAATCAAACTCTCGAAGCTAAAGAAAGACAAAGAACTGCTCAACAAAATGCTAGATCAGTAGCTGAAAAGTTTACTGAGAAGTATGGCGATAAAGCAGAAGAAATGTATAAGACCTTAGCTAGAGAAAGTGGATTATCTGAACAACAACTAAACGAATTATCAGCAAGATCTCCTGGAGCTGTTATTAAGTTGGCTGGTTTTGTTACCACTCAACCTAACATTCCTAGTAGACCTTCAAGTACTGTTAACACAGAATCTTTAAAAGCTAATTCTAACCCTGCTGAGTTATCAGCTAGAGTTAAGCAAGGAGCTACTACTAAAGATTTAGTTAATGCTTGGAAAATTGCTGGTGAAAAAGTAAAACAACAAAACTTAACTAATTAAGGATAAATTATGTCACAATTAACTAGCAATACTACCTCATTTATTGAGGCTCAACAGTATTCTCAGTTCATCGTTGAAAATTTAAAAGACTTCTTATTGCCAGAAGGTTTATGGAGAGATGTGTCTGACTTCGGTGCAGGTACAACTCTTAACATTAAAACTGTTGGTACAGTCACAATTCAAGATGGTCAAGAGGATACACCTTTAAACTTTAACCCAATCGACACAGGTACTATCACACTTTCTATCACTGATTACATTGGTGATGCTTGGAAAGTTAGTGATGAACTCCGTGAAGATGGTGCTCAAGTAGAAGCTTTAATGTCAATGCGTGCATTAGAGTCAACACGTGCTCTTGGTGAATACCATGAATCACGTTTACTATCAGTAGCTAACGCTGCTCAAACTAACGCTAACGTAAACTTAGTTAACGGCCGTCCACATCGTTGGGTAGCTGGTGGTGCAGGAGCTACTAATCGTATCATGACATTAGCAGACTTTGTTGCTATGAAATTGGCTTTTGATAAAGCTAAAGTTCCAGCAGCTGGTCGTATCGCAATCGTAGATCCGATTGTTGAAGCTTCATTAAATAGCATTACAAACTTAGTTTCAGTATCTAACAACCCAATGTTCGAAGGTATTGTAACAGAAGGTTTCGCACGAGATCATAAGTTTGTTAAGAATATTTTTGGTTTCGACATCTGGACATCTAACTATCTACCTGTTAAGACAGCTACAGAAGTTCTCAATGCTTCTTCATATGGCTTAGCAAATGATACAGCAGAAATTGGTGACGTTGCAAACGTATTTATGTCAGTTGCTGACGACAATACTAAGCCAATTATGCATGCATGGAGACGTGCTCCTAAAACAGAAGGTTGGAGAGACAGCGAAGAACGTGCTGACAAATTCCAAGTAACTTCTCGTTTTGGATTCGGTGCCCAACGTGTTGATACACTTGGTGTTATTTTAACATCTGGTTCTACATACTAAGGAGATATAACATGGGTTTCGAAATTGATGCAAAACGTGGCGTAGCCGCAAGTTATGGTGTTAGAACCACAAACGGTAAGTTTGGTGGTCAACAATCAACAAAAAACGGTATTGTTAAATCTGCTGTTTGGGATTTCAAGTATAACGATTTACCATCATATGGTTCAAATGGTTTACAATTCTCACTTCCAGCAAATACAACTATCGTTTCAGCTAAGTTATATGTTGATGTAGCATTTACTTCTACATCTACAACTACTGACTTAGACGTTGGTTTGTATACATCTGCAGGTTCAGCAATTGATGCTGATGGCTTAATTACTGTTTCTGAGGCAACTCAAACAGCAATTGGTACTGCAGGTAATGTAATTACTGGTGCAGGTGCTTTAATTGGTAAAACAATTGGTGCTTCTGCTGGTGAACTCGTTGTAACACCATCTGTAGCAGACTTAACAGCAGGCCAAGGCCGTATTGTTGTTGAGTATGTTTACGACAAGTAATACCTAAGATGAAGGGCCTTCTATTGAGAGGGCCCCTCTCTTTTTTCTAGGAAATCAAATGACTATCCAACACAAGAATATTTCAGATGCTGATCTACATGAACCCAAAGGCGTTGCTTCCGCTACGGTGGACAAAGTCTATGTCTCTAACGGACTAGGTTCAGGATCTTGGCAAGTTGTTCCAGGTAGAGCCCATGCAGATATGTATATTGATGCTGGAGCTACTACACAAACTCTATCAGCTTCACAAGTTTATGCTAAATTAAATCCAGGCACAGAGTGGACGTCAGGGGTTTCTAACATTCTTACAATCTCACCTTCTACTGGTGAAATTACTTTATCTCAAGCTGGTAATTATTTAATTAACTTTTGGGTTACTTTTACTACTACAGCTTTAGCTGCAGGTACTGGCTATCGTTTTAAATTTGCTTTAGATGGTACTACAAGTACTAGAACACTTGAAGCACATAAACCAACTAATGGCGCTGATGTTGTTACATGTTCAGCTACAGGTTTAGTTACAGCAACAGCTGGTCAAAAACTTACAATTTATTGTGCAGGTGATGCTACATCTTCAGGAGCTAATATCACAGTAACAGAAGCAGGATTAACTGCTGTTAAACTCTAGGATCTATCATGGCTAAAATGACTCTATTAGAAATGGTACAAGATATCTTATCTGATATGGATTCAGATGAGGTAAACTCTATTACTGATAGTGCTGAATCATTACAAGTAGCTCAAATTATAAAAAGTTCTTATTATGCTATTGTAGATGGTAGAGACTATCCTTGGTTTAAAGAACTATTTCAATTAGAAACAAGTGGTACTACTTCTAGACCTACACATATGAAATTACCAGAAACTATTATAGATCTGGAATGGATTAAATATAATGCTCGTAAGTCTACAGATACTAAAGATAAGTTTGTTAAAGTAACTTATAAAGCTCCAGAAGACTTCTTAAATATATTAGATCAAAGGTCAAGCAATGCTTCTAATGTTGTTGTTATTAATGATACTACTGGTATTAAGTTAAACATAATTAATAACCATTATCCAACTTACTATACTTCTTTTGATGATGAGTATGTTGTATTTGATTCTTATGATTCCGACATAGACTCTACACTTCAAAACAGTAAGTCTCAATGTCATGGCAAACGATCTGTTCCTTTTGTTTTAGATGACGACTTTGTTCCTGATATGCCTGTTCAAATGTTTAGTTATCTTTTAAATGATGCTAAATCAGCTGCATTCTTAACTCTTAAACAAATGCCCAATCAAAAGATAGAACAAAGAGCTGTATCTCAAAAAAGACGTATGAGTCAAGAAGCTTGGAAAGTAGCAAGTGGCATTAAATTCCCCCATTATGGACGTAAATAAATGACAATGCTAACGAGTAATACTCCTGCATTTATTAATAAAGAGCAGTATGGTAAAAAAAAGAAAGGAATCAGTATGGCTATTAAAGAGTATGGTGGTAAAGAAGTTTACAAATCTAAAGCTGCAATGAAAAAACATGAGAAAAAAGAAGGTAAAAAAGTAGAGAAAAAAGAAAAGAAAATGTACGGTAAGAAGAAATGAAACCTACTAAACAACCTTCTAAAGCTAAAGCACTACCTAAAGTTAAAGCTTCTCCTGTACATAAACTTAAAGGTAGTAAACATCAGAAACATGTTTTAATCTATAAACATAAAGGCATTAAAGTTACTACAGAAAACTGGGGTGCATAATGGCAGAAAAATGGATTCAGAAAGCAATTAAACATCCAGGAGCTTTACACAAGCAACTAGGTGTTCCAGCAGGTCAAAAGATCCCAGCTAAAAAGTTAGCAGCAGCTGCAAAGAAACCAGGTAAACTTGGTCAACGTGCTAGATTAGCACAAACTCTAAAAGGCTTTAAAAAGAAATGAAAAACGGTTTATACGCTAATATCCATGCTAAACGTGAAAGAATCAAAGCAGGTTCAGGTGAGAAAATGCGTAAAGTAGGTACTAAAGGTGCTCCTACTGCAAAAGCGTTTAAACAAGCTGCTAAGACAGCTAGGAAGAAATAATGTTAAAATTTGAAACTCCTAACGGAAAAGAAATAGAAATTTATAGATGTCCTACATCTGCTCAATATAGAATTAAGTTTACTACTGGTGGTGAGTTACCAGAACAACTTAGTGGTCTATATACTGACAGCATTATTGCTCAGACAGATGTTTTACGTTATCTAGAAGAGAAAGAAGCAAAGAAAAAAGTTAAAGACACTAAGGACGAATAATGGCCGTTGGTGGAGAGAAGTCGTATAAAACTTTTGTTAAAGGTCTTATTACTGAGGCTAGCGCCCTTACTTTCCCTGAAAATGCATCCTTAGATGAAAGCAACTTTGTACTCAATCGTGATGGGTCTAGGTCTAGAAGATTAGGTGTAGACTATGAGAATGGGTATACTCTTAAATCTTCAGGCTTTACAGCAGCTCAATTAGCTTCAGGACGTCAAGAGTTTTATTCTTGGCCTGCACCTGGAGGTGATAAAAATATTTCAATTGGTGTTATTCGAGTTAATGATAAACTTTGGTTTGTTGATGTTTTAACTAGTTCTCCTAGTGCTAACTACTTAAATGGTGGTAATTCTATTACTATTTCTGGACTAGGATCTTCACCTGTAGATACAGCTGTTATTAATAATAAATTAGTTTTAGTATCTGAAACACTTCCTTTACCTGTACTATTAACCTATGATAAAACTACTAAACTTGTATCTCAAACTACAATTAGTATCAATGTACGAGATATCTGGGGTGTAGATGATGGTTTAGCAGTAGATAACAGACCTACAACTTTAAGTAATACTCATAGATATAATCTTAAGAATCAAGGTTGGTCTCGTAAAGTTCAATCTACTAATTCTACATATAATAGTACTGATGTTACTCAACCAGACTGTATAGATTATACAAAAACTGTTTTAACTTATTATCCTTCTAATTCAGATTCATGGTCTAATGGTAAAAACACTAATCCTAGTGATAGTAACTATGAAAAATATGATCCCAATATTCTTGTTAAAAACTCAGTATCAAACTGGCAAGTTGCTAAAGGTAGTTTTGTAATTGATGCCTTTAATAGAGGTACAAGTAGAGCTTCTAAATCAGGAGTTAGTTCTGGATTACCTTTAGATAAAGAAAATGGAGCATTTAGTTCAGTAGCATCTTATGCTCAACGTTTATTTTACTCTGGAGTAACTTCTTCAATTACAAGTGGAGATACTAGATCTCCTAGTTATACTTCATACATTTTTTATACAGCTATTGTAACTAGTGATGAGAAACTAGGATTTTGTTATCAAGAAGCAGATCCTACAGATCCTAGAATTAATGATTTAGTATCTTCAGATGGTGGAACTATTCAGATTCCTGAGGCTACTCAAATTGTTAAGATCTCACCATCAAAAGCTTCATTATTAGTTTTTGCAGAAAATGGTGTATGGGAACTATATGGTGATACTGGAGGATTTAATGCTACCTCTTATCAAGTAGGTAAAGTATCTACAAACGGAGTTAAGAATCCTAAATCTGTTGTTAACGTTAATGGTAACTTTGTATACTGGTCTAACGCTGGTATCTATATTTTAACTCCAGATCCTGTATCTGGACGTTTTAAAGCAGAGTCTTTATCATTACAAACAATTCAAACTTTATATTTAAACATTCCTGACCTTGCTAAAATTAACTGTAAAGGTTTCTATGATGAAAAAGAGAATAGAGTTCGTTGGTTATATAATGATACTGATACTTATTCTACAACAAACTATATAAATAAATATAATAGAGAATTAGTTTTAGACTTAACTTTAAAAGCTTTTTATACAAACTCTATTTCAAGTTTAGCAACTAATTCACCTTGGATAGCTGATTATGTTAATATTCCTGGATACTCAGTATCTCAATTAGACTCGACAGTCACATCTGGTACTGATGATGTTATAGTAACTGATGGAAGTACTGTGGTAATTACTGAAGATGTTTTGATTAATCGCTTGTCATTATTTAGTTTCTTAACATTTACAGGAACATCTTTTACAATAAGTAAGTATTCAAACTCTAACTTTGTAGATTGGCAAACAGCTGGTTCTGGTACAGGTGCAGATTACTCTAGCTATCTAGTTACAGGTTATGAACTCTATACTGATATCATGAGACGTAAACAGGTTCCTTATATATTCTTCTATTTCATAAGAACTGAAGATGGTTTTTCAGATGTAGGAGGTACTCTTCAAATAGATAAACCTTCGTCTTGTTTAGTACAAGCCCAGTGGAATTGGACTAACTCAGCTGCTAGTGGTAAATGGGGAACACAGTTCCAAGCTTATAGATTAACTCGTAACTATATACCATCAGGTAGTTCTGACGACTTTGATTATGGTGAACATGTAATTGTAACTAAGAATAAACTACGAGGATCTGGTAAGAGTCTATCTTTAAAGATTCAATCTGAAGCAGGTAAAGATATGAAGATCTTAGGTTGGGCTGAGGTAGCTACTGCAACATCTAAGCCTTAATGTCAAATTCAAGTATTAAAACCCTCTATGAAGAACCTAGAGGTAATATAGGTATAAGTTATAATTATTTCTTAAAGTCTTATGAACTACATATCAACATACCGATTTGGGGAAACTCTATAGCAGAGAAAGTAAATCAAGTTAGAGAGTGTAAAAAGATCTTTGAAGAAATTAAAACAGCATTAAAAAATGCAGGAATTAAATCTGTTGTTGGGTTAGCTAGAACTGGTAAAGAAGCAAAGTTTGATATGATGTTTGGTTTTACATATACTGGGTATACGGCTCATACAGTAGATGGAATAGAAAAAGCAATTTTATATTTGGAGTTATAATATGAAACATAAAAATACAAGAAAAGTTGGATATGGTCCTGTTGGAGAAGCTCTAAAAGTTATTACATCTAATCCATATTTTATAGCTGCTTCTTTAGCATTTCAAGGATTTAGTATGTTAGAATCTATGGATGCTGGAGATGATGCAGCTGAAGCACAAAGAAAAGCTGCAGAGTTACAACGTCGTCAAAATGAAGCTGAGGCAGCTAAACAAAGAATTCAGATTGAGCGTGAAGCTCGTATTAAACGTTCTAATGTTTTAACTGCAGGAGCTGCTACTGGTGTTTCAGATTCTTCTTCTGTTGAATCTTCTATTGGTAGTATTAATACTGCAGCTGTTGAAAACGTATCTACTGTTAATACAAAACTTGGATTTGCCACAGCTATTGGTCAAGCACAATCAGACTATTATCAAGCCGCAGCAGATGCTTCTTTCTGGAAATCTATCGCTGGTGTTCCAAATATGTTAACTTCTGCAGCAAGTATGTTTAAGACTCCTGAAGCACCTTCTACACCAGCTCCTAACTTTGCTCCAATTAAACCATCTTCATGGCAAGCTCCTAATCCTTTTAGTAGCATTGGATAATATACATGGAACTAAACACTTTAGTTACTGAACCAGATTACTCTTTATTAAATAATGAGTTCTCTCTTCCTGAGATTCCTCAGGATAATCCTCCTATTCGTCCTAAAGATGCATATGAGGATGCGTTCTACGCTGTTAATCCTGGAGCTAAGGATCCTATTAGTGAGACTGCTAAAGCAGCTGAAGATCTTATTAACAAAGGTTCTTCTGATGCTGTTGATTATGCAAAGACTAAATGGGCAGCAGAACAAGATCAAGTAACTAAAAAGGTTATTGGTGATATAATCCAAGATGAGTCTATTGATAAGATGGAGAAATTCCGTATCTTAACTCAGTACTCTACTGGTGGATATGTATCTCAAAGTTTAAAAGATAAGTACATTCAAAAAGTAGCAGTCATGCCTACAGATCATACTGTAGAAGATCGTAAGTCTCAAGATAATAATATTGATGTTTTACCTCAAAAATTAGAACTCTCTATTAATCAAAAGCAAGATAAAGTTATAAACAACTTAGCTGAGGATATTACTAATAAAGTAGTTAAACAGTCTTCACAAGTTGACTTTAAAAATGCAGATTCAGTAAGAGCATTTACTAGTCAAAGTTTAGACCTATTAAAGAATACCATTTTAGATGGTGTTAGGTTTGGTATAGAAAACTTCCATAAAAGAGGTTTAGATGCTGCTGGTGAATCTATTGCTTTTGAAAAGATGCTAGCTAGTACTCCTGAATGGATTGAAGATTTAACCTTAAGAACTACAGGATACCTTGCACAAGGTTTGACAGGTAAAGTACCAACCATGAAAGAAGCTTCGGCTTTAAGTAAACAAATTCAAAAAGATGGTGCTCCAGGTTCTTGGATATCTAAAACTTTAAATTCATATATAGACTTACAACTTAAAGATCCTGAAGTTAAGAAAGCTTATGATGAAGCTCTAGTTACAAAAGGTTTTACAAAACTTGCTGATAAAGTAACAGCTTTAGGGGAAGCTGTAGAAAAGAAATCTGATGGTGCTGTATCTAAAGAAGCTGTACAATATGGTGCAGATCTCTTAATGTTATTTTCTCCTCACCTTATTGGTAAGGGTTATCGTGTTATTAAGAAAGCTTATCAAGATAGAATGCCTAGAGAAGGTGAAGTTCTTCCTCCAGAAGATCAAGGTCCAGCAGGCCCAGCTTTAGATTCTGCTCCTAATGAACCAATTGAAGGAGAGTTTGAAGTTATCTATGATCCTATTACTGGATCTGAAATTCAAGTAGCTAGAACTCAACGTTCAGCTAATTCTGAACGCTCAACTCCTACTACAGTTACTATGGATTCTGAAGGAGCTCTTGTTCCTACAGAACCTTCTATAGATTTAGGTATTACTCCTGATAGCCCTTTAGATGTAACTAATCAAGCTAATCCTGTAACTGGCGGTGATATGGCTGTAATGGCTATAACTGATCAGACAGGACGTGTAGCTGAAACTTTAGGTACCGATCCAGCATCTATATTTTTTAGTTCTGTTCTTCCAAGTCTTGAAAGACGTTATGGTGATCTTAGAAATAATCCAGACCTAAGAGCTAGACTCAGAGCTTTAGAAACAGATCTACAAAGTCAAATTGAATATGGTAGATTTGATCCTAATGCTTTAAACATCTATGAATACTATGGTGATAAGTTGGCTATTGATCGTGTAATCAATGAGCAAAACTTACCTTACCTACGTTTAAATGAGTCTTTAGTAAATCATAATAACTTCTCATTAACAGGTTCATTTTTATTTGGACGTAATGAAAACTACTTCTTTAGTACCAAAGAACAAGTAGAAGCTGCCTATAATAATATAGTAAACTCTCTAGAGATACCTCCAGGTGCTTCATCTAAGATTCAAGTTCTTGATAGAAAAACAGGTAAACTCTATTCATTTAGTGAGTTTATGGCTAATGAGTCATTCAATGTTCCTGATACTTTAGTTCCTACCGAAGCTCATGACTTTGCTATTCAATGGGATTTTAATAAACAATATGATGCTCTAGCTTCATTTGTAGATGGTCTAGAACAACATCAAGTTAAACTTCACAAGTATCTTGGAGGTCTTGATGTAACAAATCTTGCTATGAAGAAGTTCTTCTCTGAGAATGTGTTCTGGACAAATCAATTCCCAACGTTTGTTCAAAAAGGTTTTGCACGAGATGCTGAAAGAGCTGCCTTTATTTCATCTAAAGCTCTACTCGCTGCTCAAAAGATTATTGCTGGATCTAAGAATCCTAAACTATTAAATCAGTTAATCATCTATCAAAATGATCATGGTAAACCTTTATTAGAACTACATGAGATTGCTTCTCTATACCCAGAAACAACAGTTAAACAAAGACGTCAACTCTTTGATGAACTAGCTCAATTTAGAGTTTTAAATACTCATTTCTATAATATGGCTAATATAGTTGAGCGTTATTCTCTAACTCAAAAGGGCTTTACATCTTCTATATATAGAAATAAAAAGTATATGGGAGCTGTTGCTGAAGAATTTAAACTAGAAGTAGAAGGTAAAGGCCTACCTAAATATGTTTATGATTTAGATACAAAGACTATTGTACCACTTAAACTATGGCAAGGTAATCCTAAACCTCATGGTCAATGGTCTATTGATGGTAAACAAATTGTCCAACTTGAGAAACCTATAGAGTCTACTATTGATCATAGCATTTGGGCTAATGATATAGATGGATCTTTAATCCCTGATCAACCTGGCAGAGCTCATGTAATGCTCAACTATGCATTAGTTGGTACTAAGAATAGAGTTCGTCCTTCTCTACCTAATGAAGTATTACCTAATATTCCAGGCCATGCTCCTATACTAAATAAAGGCCAGTATATAGTAATGCTTGAACCTAAAGAACTTTCTGTAGATGGTTATCCTATTCCAGATGATAAAGCTCATCAATCTACTAGAGTACATTATAGAAAAGCTGTAGCTATAGCTCAAAGTAAAAAAGAATTAAAAGCTTTAAAAATTGAACTAGAAGATAGATTTGGTAGTCAATATAAAGTTCTTGAAAGAGAATCAACAGATAGTAATAAAGATTTAAAAGATCGTTTAACGATTCATAAAGAGAATCTAGCTCGAGCAAAAGTTCGTGGACAACCTTTAGTTGGGTTACATGGTGTAAGACCTCCTATTGAGGAACCACTACTTGCGGCTATTGAAAGCTATAAGCATGCTGTTAGATCTTATTCTATTAAAGATATTGATTATGCTTTACAAAAACAATTCTTAAAAGAGTATGGTCATTTAGTTCCTAGTGGTGAGTTTCCAGCTACAGAAGCTGATATTGCTGATAATCCAAGTTTTTCTAAAGCAGAACGTTTAACTAGAAGTAAAGCTGTAGCTTTATTTAGATATAGACAAAACTTAGAATCTTTAGGTAAGTGGGATGGTTTAGATTCAGCTTATCAAACAGTACTTCATAGTATTGCTGATGTTTTAGAGAATGTTAATGTTCCACCAGCTATATTAAGAGATCTAGGTAACAAAGGTATTTCTCCAGCACAAGCTGCTAGACATTTAACATCTACACTTTTAATTACTCTTAATCCAGCTAAACAGTACTTTGTTCAAACATCACAATCTTTAATAGCTTATGGTATGCAAGCTTTTGGGCTTCAAGGTAAGACTCTTGCTAAACAAGGAGCAATTGCTAATACTATATTAGTAGATGTGTTGTTAAGTACTTATGCTAAACCATATGAAGCAGGTATTAATACCTTAGCAAAACGAGCAGTTTCTTGGGGAATTACTGAAGCTGAGTATAATATTCTTCGTGAAGACTTTAAAACTTTAATTCCTGCCGCTAATTTAAACTTATTGGTATCAGAGTTTATTGGGGATGCTACTAAAAAATTAGATCCAACTATGGCTGAAAAATTAGTAGGTGGTGTAAAAGCACCTATTACAGGTATAACTACTTTGGCTAGAAAGTATGGTTTTAACGCAGCAGAACTTATTAATAGACTTAATCTATATTTATTTGCTATTCAAGATTTTAAAGCTAAGAATCCAGGAGTAGACTGGACATTACCAGCTACAAGAGAACATCTTATGTATGAGTCTTGGAGACTTGCTCAAGGTATGTCTAAAGCAGGTTCTTATAAGTGGCAAACTGAGGGACTAGGATCCTTTATATTACAATTCTTTGCTAACGGGTTTAAATCTTGGATGAGTTTATTAGTAAAAGATTCTAACTTATATACTCCTAAACAGAACGCTGCTTCTTTTGGAGTTATGTTAGCCTTATTTGGAACAGGTACTATTTATGCTACACAATGGTTATATGATAAACTTGAAGAAAGTTTAAGTAATAACGAAGTTGAAATCAGTAAACTAGTTGACTATAAAAAACTTCAAGATAACCTTAAGACTATTTCTAAGGGAGTAGTTAATAATCTTTATAACCAAGTAACTAGAGATGTAACAAATTCTAAAGAATCAAATATTGATTTCTCTAGTCAAATTAGTCCATTAAACATGAGACCTATAGATACACTTAAAAACGTATATTATGCTGTATCTTTAAATGAAGATCATAGACCCAGATTCCCAGTTACAAATGGTATAGATATATTTAGTAATATCTTTAGAGAACTTAATGATTTTTATAGTGTTAAGAAATTTGGAAATGAAGACGTAAGAGATAAAGCTTTATCAAACTTAATCTATGGTTTAAGTTCTGAAGTTAAAGGTTGGAGTAATATTCAAAAAGCAATTGTTGCTTGGACTCTAGAAGACTTAGTTGATAAGAATGGTAATAAGTATGGTTTACATTTAACTAAAGCTGATGCTGCCGGGTTAGCTTTTGGATTCCCTCCTAAAGAACAAGAGAAGATTATCCAACAACTTATGGCTCAAGGGGATGAGACTAAAGTAGTCAGAGATATGGCAAGTAGCTGGCATGCTTATATTATGAGGGGTTCTGTTACGGAAGATCCAAATAGTTTTAATTCTAGATCATTCCGTATGAAAGAGTATGAAGCTTTTAAAACAGGAGCTGAAGAAAGTAAGAAATGGTCTTCTGATCAGTTAGCTAAACTTGATAAAGAGTTCCAAAGACTTGATGCTCGTTCTCAACAAACTTTAGCTGATTCTGTATTTAACTATGTAGTGAATAATCACACAGCTACAGAACAAAATACCGTAATTGAAGCAACTAAACAAGTAAGAAAATGGATAACAGATAACTCTGTTAACATTTCTACTGAAGGTCGTAAACTTATAGAAAATACATTAGACTTAATTAAAGGAAGAGATAATGGCAACTGAGAGCTTTTTTAATCCAATGAATATAGTAAATCCTACTTTCACACCTCCTATTGATAAATCAAGTATTGTTCAAGCTAAAGGCTTTGAGAATGCTATTGAAATAGGTAAAGGTATGATTGATACCTATGGTACATATAAAAAGAATGTAGCTTTACAAGAGATTGAATCTGACTACACTAAAACTATTCAAGACTATGAAAGTCAAAGCCCTACATATCAATCTTTAGTTAATAAAAGTATTCAAAGTATTCAAGACGAGATTAATAATGTTAAAGGTAGTGGTAAACCTGCAGCCGATATTGATACTCAAGTAAATATCCTTACTTCACAATTAAATAGTGAGTATGCTAAGTTAACTAAAGCTAGACAGCAAGGTACTATTACTCCTTTAGAATTAGAAGCTAGACTAGATCAACTAACTCGTGATAAAGTAGCACAGAATCCTGCATTTAGAAAAGAGATTATTGCTCACGCTGCTTCTACAAAAGATCTATTAGGTATCTCTACTATTGTAGCTAAAGATGTTTCTTACTATAATGAGATAGCAGCTCAAGAAAAAGAAAATAGAACTAGATTAATGAATGAAGCTAATCAATATCATCTAGATTTAAATGATAACAAATATAAAAATATAGATGGTAGTCTTAATCCTGTTGCTATTAATTATGAGATTAATGATAAACGTGGTAAAATTGGTGCCTATGAAGCTATTCAACTTTTAGGTAATACATCTGATGTTATTAGAAAAGTTAAATTACAACAAGAAATTGATAATGGTAATATAAATAAAATATTTGAAGGGGGACTCTTAACACTTCAGATAAACTTAGATAAAGTATGGAGTAATCCAAGTTTAAATATTGAACAAAAAATAAAACTAACTGATGGTGTTTTAATAGGTGAGCAATCTAAAGTAACTGGTCTTTTGACTAAGTTTGGTAATGCTCAAGAGTTACAACCATTCAAAGAGAACTTTAATAGTTTATTAAAAGACATTAAAGATAACTATAAAAATATTGGTTCTGGTAAGGAGATGAAAGACTTTGTAGAAACCAGACTTGCTATTATTAAAGCAAATCAAGGTATAGGTTTAAATCAAGTTGTTAATACAACTCAAATGAACTTTATAGCTGATACTGTGCAGAAAATGGGACCAGCTGGGATAAGTCAAGATGCTAAACTTAGAATTCAAAATGATCTTTTAATTCTTTCTGATGCTTTTACTCAGTCAAATCTAACTGGTATATTACAAGTAAATCCTGAAGTAACTAATAGAATGTTTAGTGAGGTTGTAAACACAACTACTGGTAAAACAAAAGCTGGTATTGCATTAGATTCTGCTCATGATATAGTTCTAAAAGGGGACCCATCTCTTGAACTATACTCTCAACAAGTAAGTAACTATGAGAATATGTTGAAGCTACATGCACAATACTCTGCAGATCCTAAAGTATCTAAAAATGAAAGTTTAAAGATATCTGATAAGATTATGTTAGAACTTGGATCTTCTTCTATTAAGAATAAAAACATACCATATACTGACTCATTTAAAGCGGACATGGATGCAAACATTACATCATATGCTAAACGTGTAGGTGACGAGATTGCTAATCTTAGAGGTAAACCTGATGGCGTAGTGTTAGGATTAAATCCTGATGGTACTCTAAAAGCTACCGCTGATCCTAACATTAAAGTTTCTAATCCATCATTACAACAATCTTATATTAGTCGTTTTAACAGCATTATTGTTAATCGTATTAATAATAGTATGAAAGCTTATGCAACTATACATGGTTCAACAACTCAATCTATTTCAGCAGAGTTTATTAGAAATTACTATGGTTCTGTATTTAGTAATTTAAATAAAGCTCCAGGAAACACAGATACTTTCACAGATAAACAAAAAGAAGCTAACGCAATCATAGGTGAATAAATGGATAATAGTAGCTTAGCTGACAAATACGCTGACTGGATCATTAAGAATAAAGACAAAAAAGGATCACCAGAATTTAATACTGTAGCAGACGCTTATAAAGAAACGTTACAGCTTTTAAAAGGAGGAGTATCTAATGAAAAAACTAACCTTAATCCTAGTGTTACTGGGTCTACTACTGATGCCATTAACAAAAAAGAAATACCTCAACAGGAGTCTGAAAATGTAAGGCCTGCTCCAGCTAAGGTATCTAGTTTTAAAGTTCCTAGATTCTTTAGTGAAGCAAATGCAGGTGAGATTGAAAACATTTTAGTACCTAAGGTAAAGCAAGTAGAGTCAGGTGGTAAACACATTGATCCAACTACTATGCAGTTAGTTAAATCTAAAAAAGGTGCTGAAGGTAGTACTCAAGTAATGCCTGCTACTGGTATAGATCCTGGGTTTGGTGTTACTCCTCTTCAAAATAAATCTGAAGAAGAGTTTACACGATTCTCAACTGATTATCTAAAAGCTATGCTAGCTCAATTTGATGGTGATACAGAGAAAGCCTTGGCTGCCTATAACTGGGGCCCAGTTGTTCTTAAAAGCCACATTAGTAAGCATGGAATTAAATGGAAAGATACTTTACCTAAAGAAACTAAAGACTATATTCAAAAGGTTATGAATTGAAAGTAACTCTTTCAGATGAATTAATTAATAATGATGTTTATAATCAACAGGCTTTGTATTTTGCAAAATCTAGTGATATAAGTAAAGTTTCTAAAGAGAAGCCAGGACAGAAGTTTAATACTGGGCTTATTGATGCAGCTGTAATTAATGCAAATGAGGCTGTTCAAAAAGGATTACTAACTCCTGAACAAGGAGATCTTTTTATAGCTAATTCACTTAGAGAAGCTAGAAGAGATTTTGGTTTACATCCTTATAACACAACTATCAATCTTACAGAAGGTAAAACTAGAGAAGCTGTTAAACAGTTCTTTCCTAATTCAACTGTAGGAAGTATTAGAATAGGGGCAGACTTAGAGGTTCTACTTGCAAATATAGAAGGTAAGGATAAAGATCCATACCTTTTACTACAGCCGTCTACTAAAGCTGGAGAACCTCATAAAGTCAAGTATAATGCTGTAGGTAATGGTATCTATGCTAATGAAGACCCTAATTCTCCTTATAGAAGTAATGAGTTCAAAGATCATCAAGAACAAGTTACATATAATGATTACTTAGTTAATGGTAAAGCCGCTATGATTAAGTTCTTAAGTTTAGTAAAACCAGGTCGTTCTAATAAAGATATTATTAAAGCTTGGAACGGTACTGGTCCTGACGCTGAAGAGCATACTAAAGCTGTATTTGATAATTTAAAAGCGTTACAACATCCTCATAATAAAGAAATCAAAGACTATATAGAATCTCGTAAAAATTATAATAGAGTGGAGTCCAAACCTAACTGGGGTACTAGAGAAGATGGTACTCAGAAAGGTAACGGTTGGTTAGGACCTATACCACGTAAAGATGGTACTGTTATGACTGAAGTTTCTGAAGAGTCTGATGGTATTCTATATCCATTATTAGTCCCTACATTAACTCAAAAAGAAATAGATATACTAAAAAGCTTAGACTTTAAAAAAGACAAAATCCCCGATTCCATTCGAGAAAAAGCAATTAAGCATGCTCAGGAACGAATAAAACAGGGGAAGAGTCCTTTTGCTGATTAGTCAAATACCTTTAACACCATAACGGGTATACCCAGTTTCTGAGAGTATTTAATTCCATACTCTGTTCCTTTACTCTTACCATCCCAAAAGACTAGTACTTTATCAGCATTATCAATCATTTGTTTATTACGAATGAAGAAGTACTTGCTACTAAATGGCACTTTATCTAATAGATGATAGGGTAGAAACTCTACAAAGTCTATCTTATTAGCTTCAGCATATTTTTTGGAGAGCTGATCTACACCCTTAGCTCCCCCTGAAATAATAGTAACTTTCCCTGTAGTATGATCTTTAATAAACTTATCGATAGCTGGAAATACAAGTTCAGCTTTATCAATACTACGGCTTCCTATAATACAAATCTTCATTCTTTTTCCACTGAGAATTGTAATCGTACAAAAAGTAGATCAATGAGTAGATAGTTAAAGTATTCATCAGATATAAACTCAAAGCCTACACTTAAACCGCCAATAATTTCTACATCAAACATATTATCTCCTAGATTTCACAAGTACCAGCTGTACAAGCTAGTGTCTGTTGACCTGTTGTATTATCTTCTTGTTCTAAGAAATCAGCCCAATCAATACGAGTAGGAGTCTTAGCTAGAAGTTCGTTATATTGTTCTTCAGTACAATCTTCATAAGGAGCTTGTTGATATGTATGATTAGAGTGTGGTAAGAATGATACACCACTAATCTCATCAAAGTGTTTCCATACCCAAGCACCTACTTCAGGCCAATCTTCATCTTTAACTGAGATAGTTACAGATGGTTTATGTTCACACCAATGACGCTGATAGATTAACCAATTTTCTAATTGCTCAATGGCTGTCTTGTCATTTCTAAGAATAGCACCTCTAGGAGCTTTCATAGGGAAACTAAATACAGCTGTACTGTCAGGACGGAAAGCTTCGTCTTCTACTTGTACTCCCATTTGTTTGAGATATTCATAGATCGGATCTTTTTTATCCATGCGTATGCGTCTGATATAAAAGTCATTGTGACGAGCATGGATACCACTAGCGGAATCAACCAACTGCGATACAGTTCCTGAAGGCTTAACACAAGTGATAGAAGTAGAACATGGTATATCAAATTGTTTAGCATAGATCTCATTTGTTTTCCTAGCGACATCTCTTAACTCCTCTAGTAGTTTAGGATCAGGATTACTTGTAATATCAGCATCCATAATACCAGTTAAACTGACTCCTAGTAAACGTTCATCTTCAGTATTCTTTTTCCATTCAGATGAAAGGAATTGGAAGTTAGTTAAGGTTGACTGGATAGTTCCGAGAATTGTAGCAAGTCTGACCTTACGAGTAAGGGTAGCTCTGGTATCTCCTTCCCGTACAACCACTTCCGTAAGATTGCAGAATTGCTTATCACGAAGGATAATTTCTGAGCATGGATTCGTTCCGTAGCTGAGAGTCGGATCTCGTCTTCCCCACTTATTTGCTTGATTCTGAGCAGCAATACGATTAAAGATTCCTCGTTCACCTGATTTAGACTTAACCAAGCTGAGCCATTCTTCCATGAAAGTTTCACTATCGGGTTTCTCTGTGTAGGCGACAGAGTTATTGGCAAGTCCTCTATGTGGATAATCATTATACCATGCTCCCATTTTAGCTTCACGCATTCTGCGATCAGTCAAGTTAGATAAAGAGATGAGAGCTGATCGTCTTACACCACCAACTACTACAATCTCACCAATCATACACATAATATCGTGTACTTCTATAGAATTTAACTTACGTCCTTTAGCTTGTTTAAAGGTTTCAACTACAAAGTCAAAGAGTTTCTTTAATGGTTCAGGACCACTAGCACGACCTCCAAATACTTTTAGTCTAGCACCAGCTGGACGTACTTTACTAAAGTCAAACGTAGGGATATCACCTTCCCAAAGGGACGATAATAGTTTCTTGAATGCTTTAGCCCAACCTAGTTTACTATCTTCTACTACAATGATGTCATCACAGTATTTAAGTTCAGCTGGGATTTCAGGAAGTTTGGCAATCTCTTGACGTTCACAAGAGAAACCAACTCCTGTACCGTTCATGAGTATATATAAAGCTTCACTAAAAGCACGTTTATTATTAACAGCAAGATAAGAACAGTTATAAGCAGCGATATTATCTCTTTCACAGGCTTCTCCAGCAGTCATTAGTAAACGCATAGAAGGCATAACTTCTAGGTTTAAGACTGCGTTATGTAACTCAGTCCATTCATCATCAATTAAATTAACCTTAGTTTTAAGGTAATTTGTTAAACGTGTTACTGTTTCTTCCCAAGTTTCTCTGCGTTTTTGTTCAGGCATAAATCTAGCATACCTGCTCATTGCTATTACTTCTTGGTAAACACTTGGTAAACTACTCATAAGTATCGTATTCCTCTAATTCGTTATCAGTTTCTTTTAATAGTCTATCTAGATTCTCTTCAATTTTATCCTGAAACATGTCTACTAATTCTTCACTAGTAATGTTAAGAAGTTCTAATAGGGTAGTCTCGTCAAATTTCTTGAGATCTTCACAGAGTTCTTGAAAAGTGCGTTGCATAATTAACTTTCTTGTGACCGACCATAATGATCGCCATCGTTGCCATTCTGACCAATGATGTCAATTCTAGAAGATGTATCCACCTGTGAATCCTGGACCATATTCATTAAGTCTTCCTGGGTCAATTTTTGTTCCTTTATTCTTTTTCCGAAGATAAGATCCCAATTCTCTTGGCCCTCTTTTGATAAGGTCTTTGAGACTAGTCTTGCTCCTGTGTGTTCGTTCTGACTTGCCAACTTCGATCTCCTTAAGTAGTTCTACGTAATGAATGACCTTATTTAGGTCATCTATACCACCTTTTTCTCTCCACCGAGAGATATATTTGATTATATTACCTTCAATATACGGAATATTATTAGCTGTAATATATTGAATTGGTTGAATTTTAAAGCCTTTGTAATGCTTACCACCTACTTGCTTATCTAATGCACTCATAGTTATCTCCTTACCTAATATTATAACAATTTATTATATAGTTGTCAACCAAAATGTGCCCTACTTATAAGTAAAGTGTCACAAATTTGATCTGCTATCTTTTTAAACTTTTCTTCATGCTGATTGTAGTCGGAATGACCATTATAAAAGAGGTACAAATGAACCATTTCATGTAAAAGAGTATCACAAAGGTTATAAAAGTCTTTTACTTCATGAGTAATGACTATACGCATAGGATAAGGTACAAATAACCCATAGTATCCAGTATCATTAGATATCTCAAAGGTTACTTTGCGGGCTGGAGGCATCCGAAGACTGCAAAAAGGTGGGAGATCTTTATAACAATTATATAGCTTTCGTAGGAATCTTTTATCTAAGATCTGACTCATAACCCACCATGAGCCTCTGCTAGTTTTTTAGCATCATACTTCTTCGTGTTATTAATACGTTTAATATTCTTCTCATCAGGAATAAGAGGAATAATTTCAAGGTTATGTTGTTTGTTTTTAAGATCTTTCATCCAAGATAGTTCAGTAGGCTCACTCATTAGTAAGCCTTGCCAAACTAAATTACCTTTGCTATCATACTCTTTAATCAACCACGCTGAGGGAATCATACATTAATCACCTTAAGTTCACCTTTTTCTTTAAGGTTTTTATTATCTCTAAACCAATTACCACAAGCACGACATTGATAACGTTGGTATCTACCTGCTGAAGTTAAGTTAAAACCTCGTCTTTGGAAATTAGTAGATGCACAAGTAGGGCAACAGAGTTTTAATCCAAGGTTTAAACTTCTCATAGACTTTTTCTAAAAGAATAACATCGTTACGATTATACTCTTCCATAATCTTCCAAGCCTTAGGGATACCTGCCATACATTGTACCCATAGTTCATGACCAGAGTGTTCAGTCTTTTTACCAAGACCTAGCTGTTGAGCTACATAATCTAGTTTGTTAGATACAAACCTAAATCTACCTTTAGCTACAGTCAATAAGTCAATCTCTTTAAATGGTGCTGGAGGATGCATTCCATGTAATAAAAATTCTTTATTAAGAGATGGAATATCAAATCGTTTACCATTGTAATGTATAACTGCGTCTGCCTCATCAAGTAATTTATGAATACCTTCAAGCATTTTTTTATCACCTGATTTTTTAACAGAATCAAATATCATTTTCTTATCACCTAACCATTTAGCTGCATAGCACATGACATAAGAAGACTCTTGTAATTGATTGATACCAATGTTTTGATCCCATATACCCCATACGTGTGCTACGTTAGGGGCCATCTCAATATCTAATAAAAGAATTTTACTCATGTTAATTAAACTCCGTTTTAACTGCCTTCCATCGTGTAGCAAATAGAATAAAGTTATGTCTATATTGTAATAGATAAGGACTATTACCCTCTTTTAAAAATCTTAATTGAATCATTGTACTTGTCCTCCAGCTTCTTTAAATAATTCTAGTTGTTGTTGAGCTTCATCTAGATTTACATTAATAATTCCATGATGAATTAAATCTTTGATAGCATGATCCATTAAGAATGCAGCTTCATTAGGTTCAACATGGAAGTCAAAATCAAAACTACCATCTTCATTTTTTACACAGTTGCTTATAAGCACGTAACCAATCCTTTCTAAAATCTAGCCATTCAAAACCATTGTCAGTAGCCCACATGGCATAGGTTGTTTTACTACGTTTAGTTATCTTATTATCAGGGTTTTGAAATAAAAAGATAATACGTATAGATGGATTAGATTGTTTAAACCATACCATCTTTTTTCTAGTTTCTAAATCTAATTTACCCTTGGCTTCAAGAAATATGTTAGTACGTCCTGTTTTGAAATCAGGTATATAAGTTCTTTCTATTTCAGGTTGTATAAACTTAAACTTTTGAGGTTCATACTTTACAGTAGGATATTCACGTTTAAGTGTTGCCCATACTTTTTCTTCTAATTTACTTTTAAATGAGGGCATTAAACCTATCTTTCCAGTTATCATCTAGTGATCTAAGTATCCAGAGTACAGATGCATTCATGATAAACTCTTCATCATTGCCATAAAGTTCTCTTACTTTGTTAAACATTTCCAAATGACTAGTGCAATCCATAAGCAAAGCAGTAGCTTTCTTCTCACCGAGTCCTTCAACGCCTTTAACATTATCTGATGTATCTCCTTTAAGACATTGTTTATAGAATAATCTTAAACCTTCTAGTTCAGTTTGTTCTGTAAATGTATCAGGTCTTGTCCAACCTTTACCATTAATTTCCCATGAGAAATGACGACCAGGTACTTGAAGTAAATCCTTATCAAGTGTACAAATAATTGTATCTTCTGTTTGATTAATAGCCATAGCATCATCAGCTTCTAATCCTTCAGGTGCAAACTCTGCATTTAGTTTTTCTAAACTATATTCTTGTAAATCTTTAAGATGTTTAGGTTTAGGTTGTGTGCGATTAGCTTTGTATTCAGGATAGATTTGTTTTCTAAAATTGTTAGCCCCAGTTAAGAATGCTCTATAACTAGTAGCTTCAGTTTTATTAAGAATATTATCTAATAATTCATCTATTCTATATATAGCAATGC